GATGGCCGTACTGAGGTAAGTTAATGTTTGAACCAAAATTTCTACACCAATTAGTTGATAATCTATATGAGGATCAACCCACTATTATTAAAGAACACGAATTAAAAAGGATACTTGAGACAGACAACAATAAAGGAATGTTTTGGGAAAAGGTCCTTGAAAAACATATGCCTTTTACCAAACGATTAAAAGCTAACGCTTGGTATAAGGATTTTGCTGATGGTACTGATGCGAAATTTGCTACCGCAGTTAGATATACAAGTGGTGTGTTTCAAGCTACTATCGGTAATGTAGAAAATAAAACCGGACATTTACGTATATGTATGGTTGGTCCTGGTGACAAAAATAGGAAACTATATTTTATGGTTATCCCACCATCATACTATAGAAAAAGTCCACATCCTATAAAAATTACTTTTAAGAATTTCTACCCTATGGGTGAGGCGTGGGACAAATATCAGTGTTCTTTTCAAGAAGTAACTAATCCTATAGTTGACATTAATTCAGAAGTAATGTATACTGATGATTATCAATACTTATTGGAATCAAATGAAATACATTTTAATTGACACTGCAAATACCTTCTTTCGGGCACGACACATTGCTTCACGCAATAGTGACACTTGGGAGAAAATTGGAATGGCACTACATCTTACACTTGCATCAGTCAATCAAGTTGTACGTAAGTTTGGAGCCGATCACGTTGTATTCTGCTTAGAAGGCCGTAGCTGGCGTAAGGATCATTATGAGCCCTATAAGAAAAATAGGGTAGTAGATGCACTAGCTCAAACTGAAGCTGAGAAAGAAGAAAACGAAATGTTTTGGGACACGTATGAAAAGTTCACTACGTTTCTAAAAGAAAAAACAAACGTATCAGTACTCAGGCACGAACGGGCTGAAGCTGATGATATGATTGCCCGTTTTGTTCACTTACACCCAAATGACACGCATTACATTATTAGTTCTGATACTGATTACATTCAACTTATTAGTGACAACGTGCACCAATACAACGGTATCACAAATCAATTCATCACCCTCGAAGGATACCATGATGAAAAGGGTAGACTAGTTGTAGATAAGAAAACTAAAGAACCCAAACTGCTCGGTGACCCGCAATGGCATCTATTTATGAAGTGTATGCGTGGTGATAGTAGTGACAATGTGTTCAGTGCTTATCCCGGGGTACGTGAAAAAGGCACTAAGAACAAAGTTGGACTAACTGAAGCTTATGCTGATAGGCACAAGCAAGGCTTTAATTGGAACAATCTGATGTTGCAACGGTGGGTTGACCATAATGAAGTTGAACACAGGGTAAAAGATGATTACGAGAGAAATCGTGTATTGATTGATTTGACTGCACAACCTCAAGAAATCAAAGACTTGGTTGACTCACGTATTCGTGAGAGTGTTCGGATAGATACAACTCCTCAAGTAGGAATACATTTTATGAAATTTTGTGGTAAGTATGAGTTGACTAAAATTAGTGACCAAGCCGAGACCTATGCAAAGTGGTTGAACAGTCCTTATAAAGGTAGTTTAGTATGAGCAATAAAGAAGAAACACAATGGGTTCTTGTAGAGTGTGTCAGTACATTCCGCAATCGTTATATGGTTGAAGTGCCCATAGGTACTGATGACTATAATAATGACAAAACATTATGGGCGTTAGATACAGTAACAGTGCAAGCGGCAAAGGAATTCAGCCAAGAATATCTTGGTGAACAGATTGTCAGTCATCGTGTAGTTACGTATGATGAGGCACTGTCATTGTGTGATAAAGACAACGATTATGTTGCATCTTGGGATACTGAGACAAAAGTTAAAAACTTTTTTACAACATTAGTTGACCAAGAAAAATGACATTCACAACGCCAGAAAAAACTATTAAAACAATACGTAAAGACGACCCAGACTTTATCATTATCAATGGAATTGTTATGGCGCCACGTGCTGGATTTGAAATTAGTAATGATTGCCCAAGGCAATATAAACTTATGATTATGGAAGCTATAAAGAATGGTTGGCTACAACCTGTAGCATATATGAAAGAGTCTGAATACGTTTGGGAACAACTAGGAGAATGAAATGAACAGAGATTACAACAACCTACAATACATCTTAAACAAAACACCAGATGAATTACATAAGTGGTGGAATTCATTGGATGATGAGGATCAAGCATATGCTATGGAAATCATTATAGAATATCGTAAGATGCTAGATGAACCAATTGTAGAAGATTATTCACTAGCCAGAGAATACTTGAAAAAGTTTCAACTATAATGAAATCACGGGAAGAAGTCATTACTGATATGTGTTATACATATCGACATGATTATGGATTAGACAAAGATCCAAATGGTCCTCCCTGGGTAGCAGGAATGACACCGGATGAGCGTAAAGGATTGTACAACACAATGGCTCAGATTTTTGATAATGATATTGCACCTATTATGGAACTGAAAAGTGCAAGTAAAGCTAAACGTCTTGATAAGAAAAAATGATAGAATTTTTAGATGCGGATTATAAACGATATTACGGAAAAAATAATCAATACAAGAAATATGTATTGAATTGGTTTGGACGCGACTCAGAAAAAAATTATTTAGACACTTGTGAGAAAAATCCTAACTGGATTTACAAAGATGTAAAAATAACTTATGAGTTGAATTATTGTTTCTTTAGAACAGACAATTTCGATGAAATTGATTGGAACAATTCAATATTGATGCTAGGTTGCAGTTTTGTATTTGGCATAGGTCTAACAAATGAATCTACCATGCCTTATAGATTACAAGAATTGACAGGTCATAAAGTTATCAATTTAGGTATGCCGGCAGCATCAAATACAAGGATTTGGTCTTTACTCATCAACATATTGAATTCCAAAATCAAACCTAAAGCTATAATTATTGTTTGGAGTGATCCAAACAGATATACAGAATTTAACGATGACGGCATGGAAGATTTTCAACCCGGCACCGGGCACTTGAAAGAAAAATCTGAACTTGCTTATTATTATCTGACGCATGAAACACAATCAGTTGAAATGTCGTTGAGGTATATTATTTCATCTAAGATAATGTGTAGTGATATTCCTTATTTTGCATATTCATGGTATCCAAACTCTATGCTAGATAAGCAAGTTACACCATTTGCTAATACAGCCATTGAACGGGATAGGGCACGTGATAACAGTCATTACGGACCTTATTGTAATAATTTTTGGGCTAATCAAATATATAATGACATTCGAGGAATAATCTAATGGCAAGTCTAGCTGAATATTTTGAACAACATCGTTACAAGCCTAAATATGAATTTATGGCTAGAGTTACCGGTATGTATGGTAAGATACGTTGGATTGGTAGTGTAGGCAATGATACTGTTATCAGTGACCAAATAGGACCTATGTTACATATTCATTTAGATTTACCATTAAAGATTGATGATAAGTATACTGACCACTTGTTTACTAAACATAAAGGTGTAACACGATTAGTGAGTTTTGATGAAGAACCCAAGAAAAAGAAATAATGTATGATGCAGTAATTTTTACAGATGTAACTGATACAGTAACTATCTATAAAGCAATCGGAGCATATAAGATTGCTAATACTCTACGACAACAAGGGTACAGTTGTTTGGTCGTGGATCACCTACACGCATTTACATTAGAAGAACTTAAGCAGATTATTAATAAATCAGTATCAGTTAATACATTATTTGTGGGGTTCAGTACAACCTTCTTTAACAGTACATTAAACTCTGTCAACAGTGACGGATCACTAACATATAGCTCAACACTATCAGGTGTAATACCACAAGGTATTGATTTTCAAAATGAATTAATTCAGTATATCAAAACTATAAATTATAATTGTAAAATTGTAGTTGGTGGAACTAAGGCTCACTCTAATATCAATGATAGAAATATTGATTATAGCATCATAGGCTACGGTGAGGTTAGTACTCTGGCTTTAGCTAATCATTTAAAATTAAACACACCTATACCCAATAGCTATAAAAATTTACACGGTGT